AGCTCTCATCAAGTTCTCTAGGTTCTTGCGGTAAGTATTTCCTATGTTTTTTACGAATGCCAAATGTGCCAAGACTGATCGCTTCGAGAAGCTCCCAATGGGGTTCCATATTCACATAAGCGTTGTTCGGATCACTAACGAGCGCAACGCTTGAGGCACGCTGGCGGCCACCTGCAAATGATGAATACATGTCCCGCCCTACTTAATGCCTTGATGTTAATCGACAGATCCACAGGCACAAGAAAGGGACCATCAGTACAGGCGGATGCCAGTCCCTCGACCAGCTCTTGCGTGCAATATCGAAAACTCTCTGAATACGAGATAGCCCAAAGCGTCGTTTGTATGGTCGTGGCCTGTCTCCTTATTGGGCTCACCCCGCTCGGTGTAGCTCTGCAGCTCCAGGCACTCAATCGTCCTTTTGCAATGCGCCGCTACCTGTAGTCGGATCTCGCCTTTGCCGTTCTCCAGCAGAGCTTGAACAGAAGCCACCCGATCAGTGACCCTTGGATTAGATCGAGGCGACTGATTGCTGAACCCATAGGACTCAAGAATGCTGATGTCGGTAAGGCTGGCATTAGTAGTCGAACGCGCTGAACCTGAGGCGTCAGGGTAGACATAGATGCGACGGTGGGGATAGCGTCGGCGGATCTCTTGGGCCAGAGCATCCGTATCTTGAGAACCGCTTACCTCATCAATTAGCAATAAAGAGTTACCCAGACGGACGCCAATCACGGCGCTCATGTTCCCAATGTTGAAGTCCACCCCGATTCTCAGGATCTCTTCACTTACATCTGGAAGGTCTCGGCAGATGTGCTTGTCGCGGTCGAATCGGTCGTAGACCTGGCCGGTGGTCAGATTCGTAAACTCGCCTTGAAGATACGCGGCGAGGAGACTCGGATCGTATGAAGCCTCGAGCCGGGGGATGAAGTCCGGCGGAAGGTGTGGGTTGTCTGCACTTTTCATCTTTATCAGCTTGCGGTCCTTGCGCTCTTTTGCCTCCTCAGTGCCGAACGTGTTCCACATCCAGCGGAAACCCTCAGGAGTGGAGGCCGCTGCAAACTGCCGGACGTTGCCGGCTCGAAGGCGTCCGAGGATCTTGGGAAAGGCTCGATCAGCGACAGAGGTAGGGACGGTATCAACTTCGTCCACTAGCACCCAGGCCAAATTAAGACCAATGATTCTCGTCCAGCTTTCTAGGGACCGGCACAAGATTTTTGTATCCCCGCCGGGCAGGTGCAAAATCACCTCAGGCAATGGCGAGGCTCGGAAGGTATAAGGCACCGAGTACGACTGCAGGAAAGCCTCAAAATCATTGAGCCAGATGTCACGGACCAGCGGCCCGGTGGGCTCCATCACGCAGCCGGTAAAGCCTTGATTAGCGCAGGCAAGGAAGACAGCCTTAGCAGCTTGCGCGTGCGTCTTCCCGCTGCCGTAGCCAGCACAGAGGCCCAGGATGTCGGTCGTCTGATCATCGACAAATGCCCGCTGTCCTGGGTGCAGATCGTCGCGGATGCGCTGCAAGAGGTCGGTGGTTTCTTCCTGCGTCGGCGGCTCAGCGAAAGCGAGGAGCGGTTCCGCTTCAGTCAAGCCCGCGAGGACGGAAACCATCAGATATCGAAGCGCAGAAGCTTAGCCTGAGTCTCAAGTGCTTTGATTGCGACAGCCACCTGGCGGTCGTCGTTGCCGGCCCGCTTTTCGTATTCCGCAAGACGACGCACCGCAGCGGCCAACCATTGCGGACGCTCAACGGCTGAGTCTTCTTCTATCAACTTACGAGCGCGTGCGATGTATTCGTCTGTCTGACGGCTGGACAAATCCCACTCAGTCGCGGCGTATTGAAGGATGTCAAAACGCGACCACGACTTAATCAACAACTGGTAAATGTGGTTTACCCGTTCGTGAATTTCTAAGTTGGTGGACTTTTTAGCCATGCCCGGATCTTACAGGCGACGGGTAAAGCTTAGCCGGTCTTTTTTTGTGAGGCGTGCATCTTGCGCCAGTAGTTGTTGAGCTGGTTGATCTTGGGAAGGACCAAGTGATGAGAGGAAACAAAGCCGACGTATTCACCCACGGAGACTCGAACGGAACCGTCTTCTTGGTTGAAGATCTTGGCGTTCGGGGGTTGTGGCTCGTTGGTAGGCATCGCGGAGTCGGCGCTCATAATTTTCGAATGCGCGGAGGTTGTTGAGGTGTTGTTGCGTGCTGAGGTGTTGGTCCATCGGTTTTTGATGTTGTGATGTTTGAACGCCGGGGGATCGATACGGCACCTCTACCGCCCCTGCTTTTCTCGCACGGCTCTCATGAGGCCGCAACTATTGCGAGTTTTTTATAGCTCTCAACCTGAGATGGGGATCGCAGGCATCAGGCTCCCCGGCGTGTGGTTAGGTCGAGGGCGTGGGGTCAGTGGTGAGGGTGAGGCCGTCTCTTAAGGCTTCCTTTTCCAACTCTTGCCAGTGGTCCACGGTTTGTACCCATTCGTCCCATATGAGTTCGCCGGGGCGGTTTAGGAGGCGGTCAAAGATTGAACGGCGTCGAGCCTCGCAGAGGTAGGAGGGCGGTTCAGGTGGGAGTTCGTCAGCCCAGAAAACGGGCTGGTTTTCGTAATGGTTGAGGCTGGTGTTGTGGAAGTCCATGGATCAGGCGGTGAAGGCGGGGTCGATGCTTTCGATGGTTGCCTTTTCGGCCCAGAGTTCGCGGATGTTGGCGGCGAGTTCGTAGGCGGTGGTGAAGCGTGACCAGGCGCTGCCGGTGTTGTCGCGGTAGCGGATAGCGAGGGTGAGGGGGTGGGTGCGGTTGTGCATGGGGTGAGGTGCGGTGGATCGAAGAGGGGAGGGCTGAAGACTCAGCGGCACATGCGGGCAATAGCGGGGGCGCGGTCGGCACAGTCGAGGGCGGCCACTTGATAGGTGATGTCGGCGGTTGCCATTGCTGCGACGGCGGCGACGAGGGCAGCCAGGATTTTGAGGTCGAAGCGGATGGAGGTGTTCATGATTTGAGGAATTGTGGGGTCGTCCCCCGTTGAATGAATTATGGCATACCAGCAGCAGAAGCGCAAGAAGTAGGCCAAAAAAAAAGAACCCCGAAGGGTTCAAGCATTGAGGCTGAAAATTTGGACCTCGTGAGGCTTAGGGCCGGAGAGGGTCAGAATTTGGCCGCCTGGCAGGCTGCGGAGCTTCCGCTGATAGGTGGCCTTACCTTCTGCCATGTCGTTGAAATAAAAGCAGTCCCAGACGCCTTCGAGGCCGGTGGTGCCCTGCTGGCGGATGATGCACTGGAAGTTAGAAGCCATGGAGCTAGAGGTGAGGTGGACCGGGTCGTCCCCGTTGTTGACAGTATGGCATACCAGAGAGAAGAGCACAACCCCCCGGCATAAAAAAAGCCCCGAGGGGCTCAGGCTGCGGCCTTGGCTAGGTAGGCGTCAACCTTGGCGCGGGCTGCGTCTTCGGTTTTGGCTGAGCACTTGCGGAACTTGGGCATCTCGAAAGACTTGGCGATGACGTAAAGCTTGAGGTCTTGAGGATCCCAGCGGAACTGCGCGAAGCGGCTGTTCTGGTAGATGCCATTGATCCAGGTGTCCTTGGCGTCGAGGCTGGTGTTGATGAACACGGTCTCAGTGCCGCCGAGATGTGAGGTGTTGCGTTGGATGAACATGGGTTTGAGGTTGAGGTGGTCGGCTCTCGCCGTGGGTTCAGGAGTGGCGGACATTGGCCGCCGTTGCCTCCCGATGACCTAAATATAGCCTGATGGCATACCAACAGTCAAAACCGTAGACAGTATGCCAACTGGTCACGCCTCGTCAATGATTGACCCAATGGTGCAGACAGTGGAGGCTGCAGCAATCGCGGCGAATCCGCAGAAGAGGGCGGCGGCGGTGTGATCGCCTTTCTTGGCGAGGTCGGCGCTGGTGACGCCACCGAAAAGAGCAGCGGCGGCGATGGCGAGGAATGCGAAAGATTTCATGGTTTGAGGTGTTGAGGGTCATCCCCTTGACTCCTTAAGGATATGCCATGGCATACCATCCTGTCAATCAGGTATGCCACCTGTTCGACTGTCCGCCACCAAAGAACACAGCACCGTGCAAACGATCGGCTCTAGGGCATGTCGAGGCAATCCGACATGTTGACGAGATACCGCTTTTACGGCTCGATCAATCGCCCCGATATCAGTTCGGAATTTTTGAGTTTCGGGCGTTGCCACTAGCACCCGTTCACGGATTAAATCTTGGCGGGTCATGCCATGGGCGGCGGCCTCAATGTCGAGCCGCTTTCTTTCAGAAGGGGTGGCCTTAAATTCGATGCGCGAGAGCTTGCTCATTAGAAACGAAGGGCGGGGGGTTCGGTGAAATCGCGGGGGGATGGTTTGGCTTCGGGTCGTTCAGGTGGGCCAAGTTCGCGGAGCATATTTCTATGAGGCTTCATGCCTTCAGATAACGCGGCGCGAATCTGCGGGTCTGGGTGCCGGATGGCTTCGCGTCTGAGGAGAGCAACGCCAACGCTCGGGGAGTCGAGATGCTCCACGGTCCACCATCCGTTCTCGATGCCGCGCTGTAAAAGTACCCGCAAGGTTTTACCGTCAAACATCGAACGCCCCCGACAAGACCCCACCAGATGACGGGGCCAACTCCGGCAAGCGTGAAGGCTGGAGGCTGGGTTGATCGTGGAACTGATGCGAGGCCGCCATCCGTTCGGCTAAGTC